CAAGAATTTTATAGGTCTAGAAGGATTTGTTTGGTGGGTTGGTGTCGTAGAAGACCGTCAAGATCCAGAACAACTTGGTCGTGTACGAGTTAGATGTTTCGGATGGCATACTGAAGACAAGAAAAAGATTCCAACAAGTGATTTGCCTTGGGCTCATCCAACAATTCCAGTCAATCATCCTGCCGTGTATACACCAAAAGAAGGTGACATGGTTTTTGGATTCTTTATGGATGGTGACAGTGCGCAAAATCCTGTGGTTATGGGAGTGTTTCCAGGAAAGCCAGAGAAAAAGCCAAAGTATGAAGATGGGTTTGCTGATCCAAGAAAGAGTTTCGGCAATGCTCCAAAACGTCCAGATGATAATGCTGAAGCATATCCAAAATCAAAGTATCTAAAAGAATCAACAACTAATCGACTTGCACGTGGAAAATCAGATAGTACAATCATTGCAACGAGAAAGAAAAATCTTAAGAAAGGCATCAAGTCTGCTGGTGGAATTACATGGACAGAACCATCGCCAGCATTTGCTCCAAAGTATCCATACAACTACGCACTTGAAACTGAGTCGGGGCATGCATTTGAATTAGATGACACTCCAGGAAAGGAACGTGTTCATCTAGGACATCGCAACGGATCATATTTTGAGATTGATAAAGACGGTAACAAAGTTCAACGTGTGCAAAAAGACAATTATGAAGTTCTTATGGGTGATGATTTCATCTATGTCAAAGGCAAGGCTGTAATTACTGTCGAAGGCAATTTTAATCTTAAAACTGCAACTGTGAATATTGAGGCTGCTGCAATTAACATGGCAGCTGACGGCGCAATTCGCATTAAAGGAAAATCGGTGAACATTGAATCAACAGGTTCAATGGATTTAAAAGCTGCCAGCGGCGGCAAATTTACTGCTGGCGGTCGCTTGGATCTCAAAGGCGCAACTGCTGGTCTTGCTGGTGCAACTGTTGATATTCCTGCAGCAAAAGTTAATCTTCAAGGTGGTTCAGTTTCTTCTGCATCAGGTGCGGGAATCAGTGGTGGTGGAACTGAATCGGCAGCAGGTGAAGCTGGGGCTTTGGGTGATGCACAAGCTGCAGCAACGGCAGCAGGAAATAATGCAGTTTCAACATTGGGTGGAAACTTTGCAGCTGCTGCTTCAGGAGTTGCGGGAACAGTTGCTGGCGTAGCAGCAAATGCAGCAGGTGGTATCACTTCTGCAATCAGTGGCGCAACTGCTGGTGGAGCTCTTGGTGGACTGTCGGGTAGTTCGTTGGGTAAAGCAGTTGATGGATTGACCTCCTCAATCCCTGGTGTTGTTGGCGATCTAAAGGGAACTCTCGATTCTACAATTAAGGAACTTGGTTCTTCGCTTCCAATCGGAGAAATTACTGCAAAGGTCGCATCAGCAGAATCTGCAATTAACAATTCAAGAGGAGATATTTTATCTCTAACTGGATCTTCGAAGTCAGAAATTCTCGGAAAGATTGATCAAGTTGCAACAGGTGCTGCAGAAAAGAGTATTGATTTCAATATTGATATCGACATTCAGAAAGAAATAAACAAAACAAAGAATCAGGGATTAAATGAAATTCTCACTGTAACTGGAAAACGACTTTATCCAAAGACTGAGACTGTGAACATTGCCCCAACCTCGGCAAACACAGGAGGATAAAATGGGATTTGTAACGAAAGCAGAAGCATTCATCATCTCGGAACTTAAATCTACGATTATGGACCGCCTTCATATGGGCGGTTCTTTCTTGCAGCAGATTCCCACTGTAACGATCGGTGGGCTTCCTGTTGCAATTAAGCAGGGTGGTCTTGGAGCGATCGGCGGTCAACTTGGAGGGATAATCTCTCAGGTCCAAGCAGCTGCAGGAGCGATTACTGCAATCACTCAAAATCCAATGTCATTGGTAGAAAGTGCAGTCGGCTCAAAAATCTCGGGATTAAGTAGTCAGATTAGTGCGGTAACGGATAAACTATCGGGTGGACAATTAAGCGCATTAACCAACGGAATTACTGGTATACAGAGTGCACTAACAGATTTTCAGGCTCATACTCAATTACTTTCAGGACAAGCCACCTCTATCTCTGATTCAATTCCTGACTTTAATAAACTTAAAGATGCAGGAAGTAATTTAAGTGGATTAACAGGACAAAGCCCAGATAGTTTTATTGCAAATACAGCATCGGCTCTGTTCTCAGATACTAAACTGAACAATATATCAAATTCCTTACAATATGTTGTAGGTCAAAAGTTAGATCAAATCTCACGACTCGATGCTGTTACAAACGCAGCAGAGATCTCTACTCTTGTAACAGATTGCCAACTCCTTATAAATAATCATGCAAATACTATGAACGCTGTGGTTGATTCTGATACGCATGAATTTAACGAAGCAAGCAATACTTTAACTTCTGCAACGACAGTGGTAGGTATGGCTTCTCAATTTACAGATACAAGCAGTGTCGGATATGCATTGTTTAATCGTATTGGAACTGCAAGCGCAAAGACTGCATTTAACACTGCAGCTTCTGTAACGGAAACTTAAAATGGGATTATCAACAAGAACGTTTAGTGATATCGATATGGATTTTATGCCAAATCCGATCACTAGTGATATTCTTAAAAAGACGAATGAGAGTGCGATCGCCCAGTCTATCGGTAATCTATTACAAACATCGCATTACGAAAGACTATTTAATCCTCAAATTGGATGTAATCTAAAACGCTATCTTTTTGAGCCTATAGATAATATTACGACAAATAATATCACAGAAGAAATTACAAGAACGATCGTAAATTATGAGACTCGCGTTCAATTGTTAGATGTGAATGTAGTTCCAGATTATGACAATAATGGATATAATGTTTCAATTAAGTTTATTATTCGAAATGATCCTCAACCAATTACAATAACCTTCTTCCTAGAAAGAGTAAGATAACATGGCAAACATTGATGCAAAACTTCAAGTTGCTGAATTAGATTTCGATACAATCAAGCGAAATCTAAAACAATTCATGCAGGCTCAATCAGAGTTCAGCGACTATAACTTCGAAGGCTCAGGTTTGTCTACGCTTCTCGATGTTCTTGCATATAATACGCATTATATGGGATACTATTTGAACATGGTATCTAACGAAATGTTTATTGATACTGCACTTACTCGTGGTGCAGTTGTTTCTCATGCAAAGTTGCTCGGTTATACTCCTCGCTCACGTGTTGCTTCAAAAGCAGCAGTTGATCTAACGATCACCCCAGTCGCAAACGACTCAAATAGTTCTATCGTAATTCCTCGTTTCACAAGATTTATTTCTGAAACGAAAGATGGCGTAAACTATATTTTTGTAACACCTTCTGCTCGAATCGTTTCTAAGAATGCCACGAGTGGTTTATTTAACGTTGAAAATTTAGAAATCAAAGAAGGTCAGCCAGTAACATTCTCATACACCTATAACTCTCAAACGAATTCAAAACAAGTATTTGAACTACAAGATGCTGGTATTGATACATCGACACTTGTCGTTGTAGTGCAAAAATCTTCACAGAACGCTAATTTAGAAACATTTATTCTTGCTCAAGACGCAACTAATGTTGATGAAAGTGCTGCGGTATATTATTTGGAAGAGAATAAGAATGGTAGATATCAAATTTATTTTGGTGATGACGTAATTGGAAAGAAACTTTCTGACGGAAATATAGTCATTGTTTCTTATGTTGTAACTGCTGGATTGTCAGCAAATGGACTTAAATCGTTTCGTTTGCTTGATAATATCTTAACGAATACTACAACAACAATTACTCTACGCAGCGAATCATCAGCTGGTGCATTAGCAGAAACAATTGATCAAATTCGTTTCACTGCTCCAAAAGCATATATTTCACAAAATCGTGCAGTCACCAAGAACGATTATATTGCTCTAATTAATCGCGATTATCCATACTTTGAAGCAGTTAATGTTTGGGGTGTTGAAGATAATGATCCACCAGTTTATGGAAAGATATTCTTTACTGCTAAACCTCTAGGTGGATATGAAATCACAGTGACCGAAGTTGAGCATGTAAAGAATAGTATCATTAAACCATTCTCTGTTCTTACAGTTACCCCAGAATATGTTGCCGCAGACTACAATTATCTAAATCTATTTGTTGACGTAAACTTTGATCCTACAAAAACAAACAAAACAGCAGAAGAAATTAAAACAATAGTCACAGGCACAATTAAAAACTTTGCAAACACAAACTTAGACACGTTTAACAATTCTTTCAAGGTTTCTCAATTATCTCGTGTAATTGATGATTCTGAGAATTCTATTATTAGCAACGACATTAAGGTTGTGATTGAGAAAAGATTTGGACCAGATACAACTCGTTCTCAAAGTTATACAATTAATTTTGGTACAGAATTGCAGCAAGGCACAACATTACAAAGACTTACATCATCACCATCGTTCACTTATGTTGATAGTTCAAATATTGAACGTGAGTGTTTTATTGAAGAAGTGTTGCAGTCATATACTGGTGTTGAAGAAATTGAGGTTACTGCTCCTGGTAGTGGCTTCACCACAACTCCTTCAGTTATTATTGAAGGTGATGGTACTGGTGCAACAGCCCAAGCATTAATTGTAAATGGATCAATTCGTAAGATTCAAATCACAAACGCAGGGACAGGATATACTTCTGCGGCAGCAAGAATTGACGGTGGTGGTGGTACTGGAGCAGTTCTTCGACCAATACTTCAAGGTCGTATTGGTCAATTAAAGATCTATACAATTATCAACTCTATTAAAAAGACCATCGTTGAAAATATTGGTACAATTAACTATAAGACTGGAGTTGTTACACTAAACAACTTTTTCCCAACTGCAGTCTCCGATCCATTTGGAACTGTTGTTATGAAGGCAACGCCAATTAAGAAAATTTTCTCATCAGAAAGAAATAGAATTATAACTCTTGATCTATCTGACCCTACTGCTTTAGCAGTCACAGTAAACGCAATCATTGAGTCATAATATGGCGGCAGCTGAAAAAACAATATCAGCATTAGTTCAGACGCAACTTCCTGATTTCATTAACGGAAATCATCCACAGTTTAAGCGTTTCATAGAACTATACTATCAATGGCTCGAGCAAAATGCTCCTGCTGGTATGTCCAATACAGCAGGCAATACCATTTATCATGCAATGCAAATTGATGACTATAGAGATATCGACGAAACTCCAGACGAGTTTGTTCGTTACTTTAAAGAAGAATTGCTCCCATATTTCCCTGAAAATCCTTCTCTCGATATTAAGAAAATTCTTAAAAGCGCACGAGAATACTATAGCAAAAAAGGCAGTGAAGAATCTTTAAAGTGGCTATTCAAAGCATTGTATGACAACGATATTGAAATCAATTATCCGAAAGAACAAATTCTTATTGCCTCTGACGGTAAATGGAAAAAACCAAGAGCATTTCGAATCACTGTCGGTGAATCAAATAAAGATGTTGATGTTAATCTTCTAGAAAGGAAACTTGTGCTTGGTTCTGTT